TTCAGATCCAAATCAAAACCGCCCAACTCGACGTTCTCTTTGCGTGAGACAACGGACAGGATTCCGGTGACGCTTGTGGATCCGATGGTGGCGGCGGTGCCGGTCTGGGTGTAAAGAGCCGCCAGACTTTCCTTCAGGCATTCAGTAAATTCAGACATGCGAGGATTTCTTAAAGTGGAAAGGGCGGTGAGCCTTTCAGCCCACCGCCCTCCCCGAGTGAATTAGCTGCCGTTGATACGCACGAGGCTCGATGTCTCGCCAGCCTTCACGCCGTAGATCAGCGCGTAGGTGCGTTGGAGCAACCCTTTGACCACGTCGTAGTTCTCGCGAACCTGAACCGACAGGCCAGTGCGGGGTTCCGTCACCACGCTGATGTCGCCGGGGATCGGGACGCCAGTTGGGACTTCGGGAACGCGGGCTGCGATCAAGAGCGCTTCACGCTGGGCGAAGAATCCGCCGAGGGTGATGCTGTTGGAAGGCACCGCGCTGTACATGTTGATGTTGAACCCGGCAACGGATCCAATGCCAGCCGTGCGGGCCTGTTCACCGGTGATCTGAGCGTTCGACACAATGGTCGAATCATTCAAGAGACGGCCATAGAACGAAGGAGCGAGAACCGCGTACCGATCGTTCTGGGGAACGTTTGCGTTGTTGAGGGTGATTCCAGCCGACACCACAGAGGCGTAGCTGAAGGTTGCCGAGCTCTGCGTGAGCGCGGAGGTGAAGCTGCTGGAAGTGACGAGCGCGAGCAAGTCACCGACCATTTGCAACCCGAGAGCGTGAGCGGCCGCACCGGCGAACCGTTCGATCAGGTTGATGTTGGAGCTGGTGCGCTCCTGATCGTCCACAGCGTAGGAAACGTGTTTGAACTTGTTCAGGGTGATCTGAACATCGGTTTGTGTGGTAGCAGTCGCCACGTAGCCGTTGGCCTGCGAGTAGTCCTGGGCGGTCGTCGCAGAGATGCGGTGGGTGTAGATCGAGGCGTTGTATTTTGCCGCTTCGCTGCTGAAATCCGTGACGGAGTTTCTCAGGAAGCTGTAATCCGCCACGAGGATCTCGAGAGCCCTCTGAGCGATTACATTGGCATTCGTTGTTCCGATTGAGTTGGCCATTGTAGTGTTCTCCTAGTGGACTGGATTACAGTCCGAGTTTGCGGAGCAGTTCCGACCGACGGGTCGGAGACTTTTCCGCGTTGAATTGATTGAGGATTTCAGCCCGGCCGAGCGGTTGGCTCGATTCAGCGGGAACCGCCACTGCACCAGCAGCGTCGGCCTTGGCTTTTTCCAAAGTGGTCACGGCCTTGTCGGCCTTTTCGTCGGACTTGGCGCTCATCTCAGAAGGCATGGGCTTTTTGGCCATGTCTTCGGCGGGAGCTTCAGGAGCCTCGGTGATGTCCTGAGTTGCGTCGGCTTTCATCAGCGCGAGCAGTTCGGCCAGCATTCCGGCGATGTCGGTCAAAGTAGGTTCGGCCATTTTTTCCTCGGGCTTGTCGGCAGGTTTATCGGCAGGCATTTCGGCCAGCTCGGCTTTCACTTCGACAATGGGAGTTTCAACGGCAGGAGTTGCGACCTCGGCCACGACGGCCGGCGCGATCTCCTCTTTCTTCACTTCGACAGACGCTTCGTTCATTTGCAGTTTTTTGATGTCAACCGCACAGAACGCTGAAAAGAGCCCCGCGCTATTTGCGGCAGGAGAACTCACGACGCTGATATCAAAAATTTCATCTACCCTGGCGAAACGATCGCCGGCGATTTCTTCCGGGACGCCGCTGAATGTAAGGGACAGGCCAAACCCCTCCGGGAGAACTTGCGCCAGGTGTTGAACGAACTGTGCTTCGTTGGTGTTAAACAAGGTCAGATCGCCCATGAGGCGTTCGCCTTCAATCCTGAAACCGTCGATATAACCAAGGATCCCGGAGACCTCGGCCCCGTGGCCCATGGTCACTTTGATCCGCTTCATGGAATTCGCCACTTCGAGCGCCTGCTCGAGCGACTTTTGATCGATCAGCAGATTGTGGCCTTTGGCCTCGCCGATCGTAAGAATGGAAACGTTTGAGAGTTTGTTGGCCATGCAGGCCAACGCGTGTCAATTATTCTTCGCGGTTAATTCGCCTCATTTGTGCGGCCGCCCATGTCTGACCAGCATCCCCTCCCCATAGCGCCCAAGCTATTCTGCCGGCTGATGGGAATCCCTGCTCACCTGGGCTAAATCCTTTACCATTCTTATCGACTTCATGTCTTGAGAAGTAGCTGTGCATTCGAGCGATGGTCGAATCGGGAAAGTCCACATTGTTGATGATGTCTCTCGCCCTTGCAACGCCGACAAGTGTTCCGCCGCGTTTGTGTTTCTTGCGCCATTTCAGCCCGCGCTTGGCCTCGGCAATCATGCCGGCGGTGGGTTTGGCTAACTCAATTTTTTCTTTTTTTTTACGCCAATCCCGACGGCCTTTGCCACCATATCGAGTTCCTTAGCTGAAAGATTGAAGTCCGGATCGTCCTTCATCGTGAAGGATTCTGTCTGTGGCTTAGCGGACAGTTTCATCTGCCGAACGCACACGGCCGTCCGTTGTGCCGCGTCAGGGAATTCCTTGTTCATGGTTGGGTTGCCCATGCACCGGCCCATGAAGTTGTCGTCACTTTCGCCCGGATTCTGTGTGGGAAGATCCAGTTCAACCTTCGCTTCCAGATCCGTCTTGGACGTGAAGCGGAGCTTGCACGCAGTCTGCCGTTTATCTTGATCAGGATATTCTTTGATCATGCTGGTTTCGGTCATGCAGCGATCCATGAAAGCAGATTCGTTTTCGCCCGGGGTTGGGTCGGGCATGTTCAGTTCGACCACGGCCGACAGCTCCGCGTCCGGCCCTGCGTTCGGATCCTTTTCAGGATTTGCCGGAGTGGGTTCGTTAATGGCTGGAGCTTCGGCCACAGGTTCCATCGGAGCGGATCCGCCTTCGCCGTTTGTGGCTGGGGCCGTTTGCACAGGTGCGCCTTTTGCAATCTTCACGGCGTCGTCTTCGTTCATTCCAAAAATAGAAACTAGAATCACGACAGCTTGTTCGGGCGTGATCAATCCCTGACCAATCGCCTGAAGAAGTGCGGTCAGACTTTGAGCGCCACCCACGCCGATCTTCGTGATCAGCGGCTCGGGCTGAACTTCTCCGCCGCCAAGGTAAGCCTGTTCTGTTTTCCTTTGATCTGCGACCTCCATCCAATCCATCCCAAGTTCTCCAAAATAATCGGAAAGAGTGGTCAGCCCAGCTTTGTAATCCTCCCGAGACTGCTGTGCCTCACGCCCTGCGTCCACGGTCAGCGACTTCGGAGTCTGCCACGTGACCTTTGCGTAGTCTTCGACGGCCGGCAGGTCGCCGTTCGCAATCGCTCCGCCGATGAAGTACCTCCACGCCCGATTGCAGAATCTGTCGATCAGCAGTCGCTGGCGCTGTTCAAAACGGCGCTGCGCTTTGGCCACGATGAACCGCATCCCTGCCCCGCCCACGCTGGCCGGGTCATAAACGAATTCCACAGGAAGACCGAGCCCCATCGCCACGTCACGGATCAGGAACTTGGCGAACGGTTCAAAGCCGGCGTGCGGCCGATTCGGCCCGACCATCTCAATCTTTTCGCCTGGGGCCAGCCGGGGGATCGTTGCCGAGCTTGTGATTTCCTCGCGGGCGATTGTGCTTTCGCCGGTGTCCTGTGCTTGCACGGTTCCAAAAAATCCGCCCTGTCCTGCAAGCTCATCGCCTTCGTTTGTCGTGATGACAGCGGCGATCGAGCCCTGAAGTTTCAACGCATCCTTTTCAAATTCGCCCAACATCTTTAGATCCCGGACGTGATTCAACGCACGAGCCAGTGACGATCCTCCGCGGATCTGGTCAGGCCGTTCCAGCTCCATCAGGTGAATGACCGCTTCCGCCCCGAGCTTCCGGTACAGTTCGCCGGTTTGGATCAGGTAGGCGGTGGGTTCACCCAGCTTTCCAAGGAACACGCCATCCGCGGTTCCGTAGTCGTCGCCTTCGCATACCCGGTGACCTTCGACGATTTGCAGTTTTCCCTTCTCAGTCATGACGACGAATACGTCGCCGTCCACGTCGATGGATCGCGAGAGAGTCAGCAGCATGTCCGTCCAAGTCATCCGGCCGGTGACTTCCGGGGATGGCGCGACCATGTCCCGCCAGTATTCCTCACAGAGTCTTCCGAATTCCTGATCGTTCCCGCGATATTGTGGGCGCAGTCCGGGCCCGATCGAATAGGTGGCAATCGAATCGACTGCGCCCTTGATCAGACCGACGTTGCGGTACATGTGCCGCGCAAGTTTGAGAAGTTCCGTCCGGGTCGCTTCGTTGAGATCGAGGCGTGAATCGCGGGCGTGCGCTCCGTAAATGACCGGGCGTTTCCGTGAAAAACCTGCGCCCTCGTAAGGTTGGAACGTGCTGATGCCAGCGCCAAATCCTGCGCCGAACGCCTTGATCCCTGCACCCATCCGGGCCACGAGTGAAACCTTTTTCGACATAATCAGCTGTCCAGAATGTAAGAAAACGAGGCGCTGGTGCGTGTGACTTGCACGCCGTTCAGGTAATCGATGGCAGCCTGAAACAGTTCGACGCGTTCGGTGGGTTTCAGGTCGATTTGAAAACTGGCGGATTGTCCGCCCGCCGACGTTCCAACCAAAGCACGCCCGGAAGCTGCCCCGGTCATGGCCGAGTTTCGGTCGGCCGCCAGATTGGTCAGCGCTGTCGCTGTAACCCCGGAGGCTTGTGCCAGGTAGTTGGTAGCGACGGCCCGGGTAAGTCTGCGGGAAATGGCCATCACTCGCCCGTGGGTGTCAACGATTCCTCATCGAGCGCGGCCGTCGGTCTGATGATTTTCCCATACACGGCAAAGCCGGCCAGATAAGTCTCGCAGTCGTACAAGTGATCTTGACGGCTTTTGATTCGCACCCATTCGTATAGATCCTTGCCGGTCTTTCGATTGATGCGGTGGATCTTTTTGTGGGAACTCATGTGTTCTTTGTATTGTGGGGAAACGTCGTGAGCCACTTCCCACAGCGGCCCCTGCCCGCGGCGTAGCCATGCCAGCAAATCTTGACAGGCCGGTGAACTAAGCAGGATCAGCATGCAGCCGGCGTCCGTGGGTTGCGTTGCGCTGTGAACGGATTTCATCCGACCGCGTGGCGTTTCTATCCAGTAGAATGGGCGCTCCTCACCTTTCAACGCCGTGAACTTGTAGCGTGCCGCGATCCGGTATGTGTCTTGCGCCTCAAACCCGGAGTCGATGCAGACATGCCTTGGATCCACGCCGAGCTCGTGAAGTGTTTGTGCCACGTCCTCGATCGTTCGCCTCCGCCCTTCCTCAATCAGTCGACTCGATCCGTCCCGGGCGAACGCACGCACGACGAACCAGTATTCGTCGATTTGTCTATCTATGGCCGCGAGTTTTATATGTTCCGTTTCCCATGATTGCCTTTTCGCAAATGCGCCCGCGGGAATGTCCACAGTCTTGTCGTCGTCGAATTGATCTTCCCACGGCATCGCGCTCCATCCGTTCACGAACCCCTGCAAGCCGTGCAGATAGTGCTTTTCGGTCAGGAACTTTTTGGCGCAGTCCGCGATCGTGACGCTCAGCGAATAGTACGACGGCAGCCGGAAGCTACGCCGGCCCGGCTCGGCGTTTGGATTGTTGGCCACCCACTTTCCCTGCTCGATTGCCTTGCGCCGTTCGCCTTCGGTCCACGGGTGGTCGCATTTTGTGCAGTGATACCGTGCCGTCTCTCCAACTTTTTTCATGTCCCACTTTCCGTTTGCGTCCCGGGCTGCGTCGTCCCATCGCACCTGCCCGAATTCCATCGCCTGCGCTTCGTTGCAGGCCGGGCATGGCACGTGATAGGTCTCCTGAGATCCGGCCAGATAGTTCGTCCATATGTCCCCGGTGCTAAGTGTGGGCGTACTTGTCAGAACGTGTTTTCGTGCCGGGAACGCCTTCGTGCGTTCTAGACAGAGCGACATGGCGGAAGTTTCCTTGTCCGTAGGCGGAGCGAACTTGTCCAGCTCGTCGAGCACGGCGATGCAGACAGGACGGCTGGAAATATTGGCCGGACTGTTACTGCCAGTAAGGGTCAAAGTACAATTCAAGAACTGCATTTCCAGATTGGCAAAGTCGTCGCTGTCGTATGGAAACAGCGCTTTGACCGGCTTGCATTTTTCAAAGATCGGCACCAGCCGCGTCTTGGAATATGACCGCGCCAGATCCGCGTTGGGCATGACTAGCAGTGACGGCGCTGGATCGTTGGCAATCCGATACGCTAGCCACACCGCCAGCGTGAGCGTCTTGCCGGTCTGCGATCCCCAGCATAGGCAGACCGTGTGAACACCCGGATCCGCCAGCGCTTCGAGCACGCCGCGGACGTAGGGCGAGTTGGCCGTGGAGTACAGCCCGGGCCGAGCCGTGATCCGGCTGTCCAGTTGTATGTTTCGTTCCGCCCATTCAATCACGGACGGCGGCTTTTCATAATGCCAGCGGGCCTTTTCCCGCCGGCGCAGTTCGGTCTGTGCTTTCGTCACAACGCCGATTCCACCTGTCTCATGATCTGCCCCACTTCGTTCTCAACCTCTGCCTGCACCTCGGCCGCCGGCCGGTTGGCGCAGATCGGTGCCAGCCTTTTCGCCATGCCTTTCAGCAGCGGGATCAGCGCGTTGTCCCGTGCGGCCAGCAGCTTGTCGGCCTCATCCACGGGCACCATTTTGCCTTCAGCTTCGTTAATGTCGGGCCGATCGCCCTTCATTTTTCTCAGTGCCTCCACGACGCGAGTGTAGTCGCTGATCAATGCCGACCGCTCCGGGCCGGTGGCCTGCTTGGCAGCTTCGCCCAAGGTAGCGGCCAGTGATTCAAGCCGATCGATTTCGCCGTCCAGACCGACGCCGTCGATCGCTGTCAGCGCTTTGGGTGGGTTTGCGGCCGCCTGCTTTTCAAGCTGGCGCCGAGCTTGGCGCAGACCGACGCGGGCAGCGGCGGCCTGTGCATGGATGGCGGTGTTTTTAGGGCGTCCCATAGGTCAAAGTAAGGTTTTTAAATTTTACTCAAAAAAGGGCTGGCAGTGCGTTGCAT